CGACGTGTCCTATACCGACAAGGACACGATGATCGACGGTCTGATCGCGGCGGCGACCTCGCGGTATGACGGGCTGGCCGGCATCCTCGGCATTTGCCTGGTCGAGCAAAGCTGGCGGCAGGATTACGATGCGTTCTCCAACGATCTGCGGCTGCAGCTTGGTCCTTTCATCTCGATCACCAGCGTCGTCTATGACGACGAGAACGGCGACCCGCAGACGGTTGCGGCGGAAAATTACACGCTGGTTAGCGACGAGTGCGGCAGCTTCGTCCGCTTCGCGGATGATTATTCGTTCCCGACCGTCTCCGGCATCGCGAAGTCCGTGCGTGTGACCTACAAGGCGGGACATGCAAACGGGGGTACTGATCCGAACTTCACCAGCACCGTGCCTGACGGCATCAAGCAGATGATGCACATGCTGATCCGGCACTGGTTCGATAATCCGTCCGGCGTCACTGTCGGCGTTTCAGCCGTTGTCACGCCGCTCGCGGTTCGGTCGCTGGAAGAGCAATTCCACCGGATGGCAGTCTGATGCAGCGCCGCTATGACCGTTACATCACAATCCAGCGCAAGACCGTCGGGCAGTCTTCCTCGGGCGAAGAGATTGCGACCTGGGCCGATATCGCCCGGAATATCCCAGCGTTTGTTGCACCGACGAAGGGCAGCGAGAAGCGGCAGACGCCGCAGGACGTCGCTGAGCAGGAAGTGACCTTCACGATCCGTTTTCACTCGATCCCGTCAGCATCGCGCCCGCTCGCGCCGGAAGATCGTATTCTCTATCCGATCACCGGGCTTGCCAACGACGTGCAGGCGCCGGCGGTCAACCTGATCTACGACATCGTCTCGCCGGATGAAGTCGGGCGGCAGGTCGATCTGTCGATCAAGACCGTTCGCCGTTCGGATGTGCTGTCATGACCGCGCGCCGCCGAGCGTGACCAAGTTCTGAACTAGCTTAACCCATGAAGGAGAATCTCGATGGTTGATCTTGTTGTCACTGCTGCGAACGTATTGGTGGGCGCTGGCGCTATTGTCGAAAGCGGCAGCGCCGGCGGAACAATCACGGCAGGCATGCCGATCTATAAGGCGTCCGACGGCAAAATCGTCGCAGCGGATGCCGATTCGACCACGGTTGCCGCGCGTCAGGCAATAGGAATCTCGTTGAATGGCGCCTCGCTCGGCCAGCCAGTCGACTACATGAAGATGGGCGGCGAGATCACGATCGGGGCCACCATGACCGCTGGCGTGACTTACTATCTCTCCGGAACCGCCGGAGGCATCTGCCCGCTCGCTGACGTCGGTGCAACCGAATATCTCTCTATCGTTGGCATCGCGAAGTCGACGACGGTCCTCAAGACCGTTGCCGGCGGCTACTCGGGCGTGCTTGGCGCGTAAGATGAAGGATATCCGGCCCGGACTGTTCGACATGCTTGCCGCGGATGCCTCGATTGCCGCCGCGGTGACGGAAGGCGGGATCAGCCGGATATATCCCATCGTGATGCCACAGGGCGTCTCCAAGCCGTCGATCGTCTATGCCCGGATATCGGGTGAGGGCGATTACACGATGCGGGGTCCGTCCGGATACGCCAGGCCGCGCTACCAGATCGATGCCTGGGCGCCGACGGCCGAAGCCGCAGCATCCTTGGCGAACTTCGTCAAGGATGCACTGGACGGCTTTACGGGCGGAATCGGAAGCGGCGCAAACGCGGTTTTCGTTCAGGGTGTATTCTGCGCCGGGGAACGTGAGGACTACGACGGGACGGGGAAGTTGTTCCGTGTCTCGCGCGACTACCTCATTCACCATGATGAGCGGTGATGGCCTCGATCAAGACAACGGTCAAGGTCGAAGGCCTGAAGCAGCTGGAAGATGCTCTGCTCGAGCTGCCCAAGGCGACGCAGGGCAATGTGCTGAAGCGGGCGGCTGTGGCGGCGGCGGCCGACTTTGCAGAATATGCCAGCTCGCTCGCGCCGCGCGGCTCGACTGGAAAGCTTGCAACGGAGATCAAGGTCGCCAGGCCGAGGATTATCAATCCCGGCACGGCGGCGTTTGCATCCGCGATGAAGGAAGGTGCGACAAGGGCTGAAGCGGCCGCCGCGGCGCGCGCGGCCAATCAGGCGGCTGGCGGGAAGGGCCGATCGGTCATCACCAGCGTCGGTCCGACGAAGTCAGCATTCTACGGTCTGTTTCAGGAGTTCGGCACGCGCTTCCATCCGCCAAAGGCGTTTATGCGCCCGGCATGGGATGCCCTGAAGAATTCGATGCTGGAGACCATCGCAAGAGTGCTGGGCGAGGAGATCGAGAAGGCACGCAAGCGGCTCGCAAGGAAGGCGCAACGCCTAGCCGCGAAGATGAAAGCCAGCTGAAAAATATCGCCGCCGGCCCGCGGCAGATCTGTCTCTCCGCGCTTGGGCAACGCAATTACTTGACCATTGATGGAGTGAACAATGTCCAACGCCATGATCGGCTACGGTGCAAGAGTCTTCGTTGGGAGTGACGAGATCGCCGAACTCTCGAATATCACGCCACCGAACTTCGAGACCGACGACGTCGACGTGACGCATATGCAATCGCCGAACCGGACGCGCGAGTTCATCGCTGGGCTGACTGATCCCGGCGAGGCGTCGTTCGAGCTGAACTGGATTCCGGGCTCGGCGACCGACATCCTGCTGCTCAACCTCAAGAGCGCAGGCACGGTCGTCACCTGGAAGATGCAGTGGCCCAACGATACCTACTGGGAATTTCCGGGCTACGTGAAGGGATACGAGCCATCTGCGGCGACCGAGGACAAGATGTCTGCGACCGTCACAATCCGTGTCGGCGGCAGCGTGACGCCGTCGTACATCTAACCACAGGCGGCGCCTAGCTGCCGTTTCATAGAAGGAGTTTGTATGGCTAACCCACATCAGGGGGAAGTCCCATTCGAGGCTGGCGGAAAGCACTACGTTTTCAAGATTGGCACGTATGCGCAGTCCGTCCTCGAGCGTCGCGTGAAGATGACGTTCTCCAAGTTCGTCGCGCGCAAGCCGGATGAGTGGGGCGTGGATGATGCGCTCGCTATGTTCTGGGCCGGACTCTACCGTCAGCATAAGCTGACTGAGGAGCAGGCCGCAGATTTGATGGATGAAATCGGCGCCGATCGTTTTAGTGCGATCCTGGCGGAGGCGATCAAGCTATCCCAACCGGATCAGGCGGAGGGCGGCAAGTCGGACCCTCCGGCGGCGGAGGCGGGTGGGACTGGGACGCCATCCTGACGGATTGGCTTTCGCTTGGATACGACCAAGAGTCGTTCTGGGACCAGACTGCGCGCACGCTTTCGCTGACATTTGCAGCGAGCAAGCTCCGCCATGAACGTGAGCACAACGAGCGAATGCATCTGGCGTGGCATATCGCGGCGCTGATGCGAACCGGAAAGAAATTTCCAAAGCTGGACAAGTTGATGGTACGTCGCCGGCCGCCTCGTCAGACGATGGCGCAGCAGATCGCGTTGGCGGGCATGTGGTCCGCCCTGGGCTACGGAAAAATCAAAAGGGCTGACTGAGTTGGCAGCAGGCAACGCAATCATCGGCGCACTTCGGGCCGTTCTCGGCATCGATACGGCGCAGTTCGAAGACGGATTGAAGTCTGCGGCATCGCAGCTTTCCGGCTTTGGCGCGACCGTTGCCAAGGGAATGGCGGGTGCTGCAGCGGCCGCAGCCGCAGCAGGCGTAGCCATCGGCGTCGCGGTCCAGAAGACCATCGACGACATGGACAAGCTATCCAAGACGTCGCAAAAGCTTGGCATTCCCGTCGAGCAATTGTCGGCGCTCGCGTATGCGGCGGATCTGTCGGACGTTTCGTTCGAAGCGCTCTCCAAGTCCGTCGGCAAGTTGTCGAAGGCGATGGTCGAGTCGGCAGCAAAGCCGACATCGGAGGCTGCCAACGCCTTCAGGTCGCTTGGCGTTTCGGTCACCGATTCCAGCGGAAAACTGAAGTCCTCTGAAGTCGTCATGGGAGATATCGCCGAAGCGTTCTCCGGCCTGAAAGACGGGGCGGGGAAGACAGCCGTTGCCATGGCGCTATTCGGCAAATCGGGTGCAGACCTGATTCCGCTGCTCAACGGTGGCCGCGACGGCCTGAAGGACATGAACGAGGAGGCCGCGCAGTTCGGCGCGGTCGTGAGTACCAAGGCTGCCAAGCAGGCCGAGGCATTCAACGACAACATGACGCGCCTGGGTTACGCGGTGAAGGGCGTCGTGGTGCAGGTCGCATCGCAACTGCTGCCGGTCCTGGTCGATATTTCGAACAAGATGGTGGATTCGGCGAAGAACTCCGGGGTTCTCTCCGCCGCCGTCGACATTCTGGCATCCTCGATGAAGGCGCTGGTGACTTCCGGCGTTCTGGTCAGCGCAACCATGCAGGCGGCGGCCGATGCCTTGTCGATCATCTGGGGCGGGCTTGCGCGGCTGATCAAGGGAGACGTCGCCGGCGCATTCGAACTCCTGAAAACCAAGTCTGCAGATATCGTCACAACGGCCACGTCCACCTTATCGACGATCGATGGAATCTGGCGGGGAGCAAAGACCGGCGCCGAAACTGCCGCCGCGGCGACCGACACGGCGACGAGGGCACAGAAGGAATTCAACTTCGCAGCCCTCGGCGGCAAGAACGCCGTGGATCAGTTCATTGCTTCGCAGATGAAGGGGTTGGCGTCCCAGCAGGCGGAAATTGCCACCTTCGGCATGCTGGCCGGCGCGAAAGAAGCGGCCAGAATCCAGCTTCAGGCCGACACCATCGCGCGCCAGAACAACACCGTTGTCACGGCTGCCCAACAGGTCCAGCTCGACCTTTTGAAGCAGAAGACGACGGATTACGCCCTGACGTTGCAGGGCCTGCAGCTGACGCAGGCCAACCTCACTCCGGCACAGATGTTCCAGCAGGAGCAGATGAAGATCCAGGCGTTGTTCGACGCCGGCAAGATCAGTGCGGAGACCTACGGCGCTGCCATGCAGAAGGTTGCGGAGCAGGCCAACGCGACCTGGGCGCAGGCGGGCGGCTCGATCGCCGGCAGCTTCAAGGACATCGCCAATGCCTTCGGCAAGGAAAGCAAAGGTATGGCAATCGCAGCCAAGGTCTTCGGCGCCATCCAGGCGACGATCTCGATGTTCACTGGCGCTGCCAAGGCGCTGGAGTTGCCGTTCCCTGCAAACCTCGCCGCCATGGCGGCCGTCCTGGCGCAGGGCGCTTCGCTGGTTGCATCCATCAAGGGACAAGCGGTGCCATCGGGCCTCGCCATGGGCGGCGCCTTCCGCGTGCCGGGCGGCGTCGGCGGTGGCGACCGGGTGCCGTTCCAGGCGATGCTCGAGCCGGGCGAACTGGTCGAGATCACCAGCAACCGCGCGGACGGATATCACGCCGGCGGCGATCGGGGACGCTCGGAGTCCGGCGGCACCACTCTGGTCTATCTCGATGCCGCGCTCCGGCCGCTCGCCGAGGCGTTGTTCCCGCATTTCAATGCGGCGATGCGCGACGGCCACGAACTCAAGTTGGCGACGATCTGATGTTGGTTATCACAACCTCCATCGTCCTTTCGGCGCCCGAGGCGGTATACCCGCCGGGCACGCCGCGGATCCTGTGGGAAAACATCGTCACATTCGGCACCATCACCGCCGACAGCGAGGCGGTCGGATATCCGATATCGAACGTCACCAACCCTGCGACCAACCAGGAATGGCGGGCCGCGGCTGCGGGCGATGTCGAGATCACGATTACGGTGTCTGTGGTCGACGGTCAGTCTGCTGGTGGCATTGCACGGCACAACTTCGGCAGTGCTGCGATTGCGGTCGAATGGGGCTATTACGACGAACTCGACGCATGGGTTAGCCTCGCCGGTCCGCAGATCCCGCCCAACGACGAGCCGTTGCTGTTCCAGTGGACCGAGCAGTCGCTGGCGGAAATCGTGATCCGGCTTGCAGAGGGCTCTGAAGCCGCCCGGGCTGCGGTGATTTATGCCGGACCGATGCTGATCATGCCGCGCGGCGTCGATATCGATGCGGACTTCATGATCCCACGGTTCGCGCGCAAGACGGAATTCGCTGCGCCACTTTCCGAGCGCGGCGACTACCTCGGCCGCATCGTCACCAGCCAGTGGATCGACGGGGTGTCCCACTCCTATTCGCATCTGACGGCGGCATTCGTTCGCGGCTATCTCGATTCGTTCATCGCGGCAGCACAGGACGATGTGCCGTTCTTCTATGCGATGCTTGCCGATGATGGCACGAGCTACGACGTGGCATTTCTGTCGTTCAGCGAAGACCCGATGCCGCAGAAAAGCCCGGTCACCGGGCGCTACAAGATCAATTTCAAGATGGGCGGCATCGTCGAATGACGGGTCGGATCGTCGAATTCTTCGAGATCATCCTGCCGCGCTGCGCCAACACCTACGGGGTGGCGCCGTGCAATGCGCGGATCGTTTCCGATAATGATCCGGTTGCGGCATTGTTCGATGGCACCAGCACCAACTACCTGAAGCGCGGTGCAGGGCTGACAGGTGCCGTCGACGGCAAGACGGTCGTATTTAGTGCCTGGATCAAAAAGAATGTTGACGTTGGCGCAGGCGGTCACGTCATCTCCGGCGTGACGACGCTTAACGGCAGCACCTATCGTTTCGCTGTGGTATTGACGTCTGACGACCGGGTCAGTTTTTTCGGCTACAACGCCGCCGGGACCCTTATTCTCGATGTCAGGTCGAACAGCACCATCCCGGTCGGTCGCCGGGTTCATGTGCTGGCGTCGTTCGATATGGCGAACAGTGCTGCCAATCAGATCTACATCGATGATGTTCCTGACGTGCTTTCACCACTCGGTACGTTCACGAACGATACACTAGATTTTACGGTAGCCGATTGGGGGATTGGGGCGCTGCCTAGCGCGGCCGGCAAGCTCGACATATCGCTGGCAGACCTGTGGCTCGCGCCTGGCGTTTGGCTGGATCTTGCGATCACGGTCAACCGGCGCAAGTTTATCGACGCCGACGGTAATCCTGTCAGCTTGGGCGCTGCCGGCGCGACGCCGACCGGATCGTCGCCCTTGGTGTTCATGTCTGGCGCCGTGTCGGCATGGCACACCAACAAGGGAACAGGTGGCGGATTCACTCTGGTCGGCGCGCTGACGGAGACAGAATTTTCAACCGGCGCGGCCAAGTGTTTCAAATGTCTGGCGACATGTCAGGACACCGACAATTTCAACGACACCACGGCTACGGTTCGCTTCGCTAAGCCGGCCGACTACCTGCCGCGCGACATCGATATCGTCGGCCCATGGATCAAGTCGATCGACTTCACCGCAGCCACCATCTCGCTTGCGGAAAATCTCGGGACGCGGGCGGTCCTGAGGGTCACGCTGGAGGATCACAAGCATTCCGATGCCGGCGAAGGCCTTGACGACTACCACGCGGAGCGGGGCTATAATCCCTATCACAGGGGATCGTTCTGGCCGCGCTTTGTGGCGCGGTATCCGTCGCTCGACGGCGTCGAATGCGCGTGGATCATCGGAGAGCTCGGGCAGGCGCTCGATGAGATGGAGCGGCGGACGTTCTTCATCGAGGGTAGTCCATCCGGTGATGGCACCGTTACGATCACGGCGAAGGATGCCCTGAAGTTTCTCGACGGGGCCAAGGCGCAAGTACCGGTATTGTCGGAAGGGTTTCTGACCGCCGGCATCGACGCTGACGATGCCGGTTTTACGATCTCACCGAGCGGGGCTGGCGACGACTACGGTGCAAGCGGTTATATCCGCATTGCGGGCAAGGAAGATTGCTCTTTCACGCGCAGCGGGGATGTGTTCACCATCTGGCGGGCCTTGTTAGGCACCACGGCTTCGAGCCATTCTGCCGGTGACCGCGTGCAGCTGGTCAAGCGCTATGCGGCAGAGGCCGCCGCCGATATTCTCTACGATGCGATCACGAACTATTCGGATTTGCCAGCGGACTATATCCCGCTGGCGGAGTGGCAACTGGAGGATTCCACCAACTTAGGCACGCTCTATACGTTTACGCTCGGCGAGCCGACGTCGGTATCGGCGTTTGTGTCGCGGGTGCTGGAACAGTGCGGCGCGATGTTGTGGGACGACGCACTTTCCAAAAAGCTGAGGTTCAAGGTCATCAAGAGCGTTCCGCCGTCCGCCGATATCATCAGCGAGGTCAACGTCCTCAACAAGACCTTCGACCTCATTGCCCAACCCGATCAGCGGGTCTCGCGGGCATACGTCTATTATGGGATCAACGATCCGACCAAGCGGCGGGATGATCTCGACAATTACCGGCAGGCGGTCAAGCTGCCGGATGAAGCCACGGCGCTGGCCTCCGAGCGACTGTACGGCTCGCAGTCGTTGCGCAAGATCATCGCCGACGGTATCGCAATCGGCGGCGGCAGCGTCGCCCAGCGCGTCGGCAACCTGGTGGTGGGCCGGAAGCAGCGCCCGCCGCGGCGGTTCAAGTGGTCGATGCTCAGAGGATCGAACCTGCCGCTGTTGGGCGGCGGATATTATCTCGACTGGCGCAGCCTGCAGGATGCGTCAGGGCTTCGCGAACAGGTCCCGGTGCAGATCATCAGCATCCGGCCATCAGCTGCGGTTTTCCAGATCGTTGCCGAGGAAATGCGGTTCACGGATCTCGATACGGGATCGTCGACCGATCGTGTGCTGCTAATCAATTTCGACGCGTATAACCTCAACCTTCGCGCCATTCACGACCTGACCTATCCGTCGACCTTCAGTGGCGTGACGGTGAAATTCATCATTTCCGCGCATGTCGGATCGACCAGCACGGCGGTCGCGGCCGTTGTGGCGGGGGACTGGTCGGATGCTCCCGGCGGGTTCAAGCCGACGGTCATCTTCACCGGCACCGGCCGCGTCCAGGGCAAGGGCGCCAACGGTCCTGCGGGCTCGTATCTCCCCGGGCTGCCGGGCGGCGCAGCGCTTTATACGCGCTATCCGATCAATCTCGAATTTCCGTCCGGCACCAAACTTTGGGGCGGCGGCGGTAGTGGCGCCGGATCCAGCAACGGCGGCGGCGGCGGTGGCGGTGCTGGTCAGACACCTGGCCTCGGCGGCGCCGGGGTGTTGGGCGGCGGCCCGGGTGGGCCTGGTACGACCGAGGCTGGCGGCGCGGGTGGCGCTCACAACGGTGGCGGCAGCAATGGCGGCGCCGGCGGTGGGCCCGGACTGCCAGGCAGTCCGCCGAGCGGTCTCTTTATCGCAGGCGGCGCTGCGGGTGCTGCGATCGACGGGGTCTCCTACGTCACCACGACGGTTTCGGGCGGGGATCTCCGTGGCCCACAGATCAACTGAGGCGGGGCGCATGAAATGAGCTTGGCGAAATACAATCGAGCCGTAC